TAATCTTTGGTCAACTTTTTATCCACAAGGCGGGTACATACCACAACATATTCATGGAAATTGTTTGATGAGTGGTGTGTATTATGTTCAAGCAGAAGAGGGTGCTTCAGACCTTATCTTTACTGATCCTGCGTGGATCGCTAAAAGTATGCTTAATGTAGGTGGAGTATTACAAGGTTTTCCTTTTGATGGAGTAAAATTTCATGTTCCAATAAAAGAAAATTTGATGGTGCTTTTTCCCTCTTGGCTTCCACATCACACTTTATCAAATAAATCTGTTAATGATAGGATAATAATAAGTTTTAATCTTATGTTTGATATATATAAAAACGATGGTGAATCAATTGAGTATACACCTATTCAGAAAATGAGTCCATTATGAAAAGCGTTGCAATTGTAGCATTAGGTAATAGTTTTCACGAATACATACTAGCTAAAATAAGAAGTGAAAAGTTTGATGAAGTATGGGCAATCAACAGTATGTCTTCAGTTATTTACCATGATAAATGTTTTATGATGGATCCTCCGTCAAGGTTTCTTGATACTCCTAACGCTGGTAAACAAACAAATTCTATGGCAGATAGATTACAAACTAAACTTAATATACCTATTTTTTCTTGTTGTTTAGATAAAAGATGTCCAGATGTAGTTGAATATCCATTACAAGAAGTATTACAAAAAACAAAATACGCTTATTTAAATAACACTGTAGCTTATGCCTTTGCATACGCTGTGTCACAAGAGATTACAGATATGCACATATATGGTGTAGATTTTACACACAAAGATGTAGCTTTTGCAGAAGCAGGCAGAGCCTGTTGTGAGTTTTGGTTGGCTATTGCTGTATCAAAAGGTGTTAAAATACACATAGCAAATAGCTCTTCTTTGCTTGACATGAATATACCAGACGATCAAAAATTATATGGATACCATAGATTAAAAGATCCTTTAGTGTCTACAACTACACAAGGAGAAATGTTGATTACTAAGAAATCTAAACTTGAACCTCCTAACGCTATTGATAAACCAAACTTAATTGGTCGAGAAGATATACCTGGTTTATCTTATGAAGAAAAATAAAATAACAATAATTGGTGGAGGCACTGCTGGATTAGTGTCTGCTTTAATACTTAAGATAAGGTTTCCTTACCGTGAAGTAGTTATTATAAAATCAAAAGATATAGGAATTATTGGAGTAGGAGAAGGTTCTACTGAACATTGGAAAAACTTTATGGAATATTGTAACATAAGTCCGATTGATTTAATAAAGGAGGCAGATGCTACAATAAAACTTGGCGTAATGTTTGAAGACTGGACACCAAAACCTTATTTCCATAATGTTACCCCATACCACATAGAAACTTTTTCTCAATATTTATGTGCGTATGGTAGTGATTTATTAAGAAATCAAATAGTCACAACAGATCAACTACACATAAAAAACGAATTGTACTTTAAAGACACATTAGATGTGAAATATCCTTCACAATTTCATTTTAATACTTTTAAATTAAATAAATTTTTATTAAAAAAATGCGAACAACATGACATCAATATTATTGAAGATGAAATATTAGATTTAGAAATTATAAACAATAATATATCAAAGCTTGTTGGAGAAAAAGCAATATATACTTCAGATTTCTATGTTGATAGCACTGGATTCAAACGTCTATTGATATCTAAGTTAGGCGCTAAATGGGAGTCTTATAACAAATATTTAAAATTAAATGAAGCCATCGCTTTTCAAACTGAAGATACAGACAACTATAATGTTTATACTTTAGCAAAAGCCATGAAGTATGGATGGTTTTGGAGAATACCTGTTTATGGAAGATGGGGAAATGGTTATATATTTGATAACAATTATATTAATAAAGATGAAGCAAAACAAGAAATAGAAAGAAGGTTACCCAAAGAAATAGAAATAGCTAAACATATAAAATTTGATCCTGGTAAAGTAGATAAGACTTGGATTGGTAATTGTTGTGCCATAGGTTTAAGTGCAAACTTTATTGAACCTTTAGAGGCTACCTCAATAGGAACAAGTATAAATCAAAGTTTTTTACTAGCTCACTATTTACATAATTATTCAGAGTTAGATATACAAGACTATAATAAAAAAGTTAATTACATTATGGAGAACATTAGAGATTTTGTTTGTCTTCATTATATGGTAAAAAGAGAAGACACAGAGTTTTGGAAAGATATAAAAAAAATTAATGTGCCATTATCTTTACAAAATAATTTATTAAAGTGGCAAAGAAGATTACCTATAAGAGAAGATTTTGAACACACACAATATCTTTTATTTTGGGCCCCTAACTTTACAAGTGTGTTACATGGTATAGGTTTTTGGGAGAGTAATAAATTAAGCGTTATTGAAGAATATAACAGTTACAATGCAAACTGGTCAGAAAAATTAAGAGTTGCAGAACATAAAATAGACACTATTTTTGATAATGAGAGAAAAGTAAAGCATAAAGATTTTTTAACTTATGTAAGAGGGACAGTATGAATTACAAAGACCATATTTTAATTATACCAAATTTTGTTCCAAATGAATTTTGTGATGATATTATAAAAATATTTGAAGAATCTAACGCTATCGAATCAAAAATTGAAAATGTTAAACAAAGAAAAGATATTTCATTTAGAGGATACAATATGATAGCTGACTATTCTCAGAAAAATAATGACAAGGAAGTTGCTAAATTAATGTATTATTTTCAAGCCGAATTGAAAAGAGGTCTCGATATTTATGCTGAACATGATACTCACATTAAAGAAAGTATGAACAAAGGAACTTGGTTTTATGATGGATTTAAATGGCAAAAAACTCCAGTAGGTGGAGGATATCATGTTTGGCATTGCGAAAACACTATCATTTGGCAAAGACAATTAGTTTGGACTTTGTACTTAAATGATATTGAAGAAGGTGGAGAAACAGAATTTTTAAATCAGAAAAGAAGAATTCAACCAAAAAAAGGGACGATGTGTATTTTTCCTGCAAACTGGACACATACACACAGAGGAAACCCTCCTCTAGATAAAGAAAAATACATAGGGACAGGTTGGTATGCGTATCATATATCTGAGGAGAGTTGGTATTTTGCAAAGAAAAACTTGGCTGTTGCATAATGTTTTTTCATAGATCGCCAACAGTTACTTTAGACTGTTTTACTCCTTATGATTCTGTGCTTGAACATTTTCCAATAAAATTAAGTAATGAAATCAAGCCTTCTTTTTTTAAAGAAGTACCTACTCAAACATTAGAATCGAGTGTTGTTCATCCTAGACATTGTCCAGGAATGCATGACTTGATGAACAGAGGAGTAGTTTTACCTACTTGGGCAGAGATCTTCTTTACGATTACAGTAGAAAACAATAATATAAATGTAGATATACAAGAAAGATCTGGACAAACTCCAATTTCACCAATGAATTTTGCATTAGAAGGGAGTGATCCATACTTTAAAAAAGTTGATTATGTTTTTGAAAAAATATGTCCACCTTGGAAAATTAAAGCAAATAACAAAGTTAATTTTTTACAGACAAATGCATTACATTATCACATGAATGTAAATTTTATTGTTGTTAATGGAATATTAGATTTTTACTATCAACACAGCACAAGTGTAATACAAGCAATAAACAAATCGAAGAGCAATAAATTTAGTATTGTTCCAGGTGAGCCAATATGTCAATTTGTTCCTTTAGAAAAAGTAAATCTAAAAATAAAAAACCATTATGTTTCTTCTGAGAAATACGATAAAATGGATCGTCAAGTAACTTTTGTAAATAACTTTATTAAGTTAAAAAAGTGGAGTTTAAAAAATGATTAAACCTATCTTCTCTCCTTGGTATGCCAGAGCAAAGATAAAAGATATGGAGGAGAATAATAAAAAACTTTACGATAAAATATACAATAACTTTAATGAAGCACAGTTAGTAGACCTTCCTTGGAATTGTTCTGTATGGACCACATTTAGATCACAAGAAAATAATCATCTTTTTAGACATGAAATTAATTTATGTGCATCAAAAGTTGTAGAACCTATAGTAGCTATAGCTGAGGAGCTTGGACATAAATTTAATAAACTACAAATAGACAGTTGGTTTAATGCTTACAAAGATTTTCAATGGCAAGAGTTTCATCATCATTTACCTTCTGTTATAAGTGGAGTGTATTTTATTTCTTATGATCCAAAGACTCATGGTAAATTAGTCTTTAAAAACCCTCTTTCTCTTTGGAAAGTATCGCAAGTCGCAGAAATAAGATATAACCCATCTATTAAAGATTTGTTAATGCA